ATATCTAGTGGTATTCCGATCCCTAATAGTCCAGGCGGAGGACTACTAAGGATCGTCTCTAACTCGCAGCTGCAACAGGCAGAGCAGGCAGCTGAACACGAAGCAGAGGAACTCCAAGACGATACCCCCCTTAGCCAACTAGCCCAACACATCCGTGCCCGCATCACCGACATGCGTAATTTCCGTAATGCGGAAGGAATATCAGAACGCCTGTTAGAAGCCCTACGTACATATAAAGGGCAGTACAACCAGACGAAGTTAGCCGAAATTAAGAAGTTTGGCGGTAGCGAAGTCTATGCCAGGATTACGGCAACGAAGTGCCGGGCTGCTACCGCTCTTTTACGTGACGTATTTCTAGGCCCAGAGAGGCCATGGGATCTAGACCCTACCCCTGATCCCGAAGTACCCGGAGATATTAACCAGCAGATACAACAGCTGGTAAGCGTCGAAGTCGCAACGCTGTTGGCTACAGGCGAGGAAATCGACGACCAGCAGATTGCTGACAGGGTTACCGCATTACGTAAGGCTGCGAACCGTGCTGCGAAGAAGCAAGCACAAGAGGAAGCAGATAAAGCGGGGGATATGGTTGATGACATACTCGTAGAAGGAGGATTCTACGAAGCGTTTGCTGAGTTCCTGGTTGATATACCTATCTTCCCTTACGCTGTCATGAAAGGCCCAACGGTACGACGTGCCCCCAAAATAAAGTGGGTCAATGGGCAGGCGACTACTGAGTTTGTTCCCCAGATGTTCTGGGAGAGAGTTTCCCCCTTCGATCTTTACTGGTCCCCCGGTGCAGGCAAAGTTCAGCACGCTGATTTCGTTGAGCGACAGCGCCTATCTCGCTCAGAGCTTTTTGCCCTGAAAGGGGTTCCGGGATATAGAGAAGAAGCCATTGATGCAGTCCTAAAGGAGTTCTATAACTCTGGCCTGCATGAGTGGTGGGACACGATTGATACAGAGCGGGCAAATCTGGAAGACCGAGAGCGTTGGTCTAGGACTGCTACCACCCTTTTAGACACAGCCTGCTTTACAGGAAGCGTGTCAGGTACGCTGTTACTGGAATGGGGAATGACCGAGGAAGAGATTCCTGATCCCCTACAGGAGTACCACGTAACTGCGTGGATGATTGATCGGTACGTAATTAAGGTCCAGCTGAACCCATCTCCAGATCAACGCGCCCCGTACTACATCACAAGTTTCGAGAAAATCCCTGGCGCACTAATCGGTTACGCACTTCCAGACATGCTTGAAGATGTGCAGCAGATATGTAACGCCGCCGCGAGATCCATGGTGAATAACCTGTCTATCTCATCCGGCCCACAGGTGGTAATCAACGACCTACTACTACAACCAGGTGAGGACGATACGCTCTTCCCGTGGAAACGGTGGCACGTAAGCTACGACCCAATGGTTGCTAGCTCCTCTACGAGACCGATTGATTTTTTCCAGCCAAGCTCCAATGCAGCAGAGCTGCTGGGTGTGTATGAGAAGTGGGCGGTGATGGCTGACGAGATCAGCTCTATCCCTCGCTATATGACGGGAAGTGAGAAAGTCGGTGGGGCAGGGCGCACAGCGTCCGGCCTCGCCATGCTCATGTCGAACGCGGCAAAGACCCTACAGAACGTAGCAGCTCAGATCGACCGGGACATCATGCACCCGCTTATCTTGCACCTGTTCAATACGATTATGGTTACTCAGCCTGGCGTGCTGCGAGGGGATGAAACCGTCCATGTTAAGGGCGTGAACCATGCCACGAAGCGCGAGCAGGATCGAATGCGGCAGCTCGAATTCCTACAGCTCACTGCCAACCCCATAGATATGGCTATTGTAGGACCTGAAGGCAGAGCTAATGTTCTTCGGGGTGTCGCTTCTAATCTAGGGCTAGATCATGAACGGGTTATTCCGGGTGACGAGGAAGTTGAGGCCCGGTTGGCAGGTGCAGGTGCTCCTGTTCCAGGCCAGCCTGATCCTAGCCAAATACCGGGTCCTCAGGAGGGTAGAGCAGGTCCTGAGCAGGTCCGTCAGGAGCAGGGTATGGAGCAGATGTTCACAAACCAGGCCACGGGACGACCAGGGATGCGAGCCGGTGGCTGATGAGCTTTTTATTTAGTGGTATATTTGGTTTTTCCAGCATGTGTAGGAGACTACGATGAAAGGTAAGTTCTTAGGCGACACGAAAGGCAACCGTGACCTGAACACGAATCAGTCGAGTGGCCCACTGGGCGGCAGCGGCGAGAGCCATGCGCCGTGCGGCGGGGTACAAGGTTTCTTGGGTGAGACCAAGGGTAACCGCGACCTGAAAACGGACCGTACGAGCGGTGTTTCGACCGGCCATGGCGGCGGTCCGCATAAAGCCGGTGGCTAAGATCAAAGTCCCTAAGCCCGCCCCTAGAACTATAGGGGAGGTGCGACTATCAGGAATCCATGGGGTTCATGATGTTGACATCCCAGGGGGGCATGTGTCTCCCGAGCGGCGTCAGATGAGGGATCAGGCTAAGAACGGCATGAAGATTCAGGAACCGAAGGGCGGGTTTGACGACGAGACAGAAAAGCTTCGCAGGTTCGGGTTAATCCCTTGAAGCTTACTGGCCCTGTGGCACAGGCCCTAGTTAACCTACGAGGAAGTACAGATTTTTCTACGGTTTTGGAGTGGTTGAAGGAAAACAAAGCTAAGGATATGGATACGTGCGTTAACGCTGACGGTCTACAGCTGCATAGAGCGCAGGGTAGGGCGAAAGCGTTAGACGAAATCCAGAGTTCTTATGACGAAGCTCCTTCTATGCTCCAGAAAATTAAATCTAACTTATAAGGTGAATACGCATGAGTGCGCTCCCAGCAGCAGTACAGAAACAAGTAGATGAAGGCGATGCCATTTTTGGTGCTATCTATCCCGATGGCGTACCCCAGTCGCCCCCGGCTGAGCCACCGGCTGAGCCCGCCGCCGCTGCTGAGCCACCGGCTGAAGCTGCTGCTGAACCCGCCGCTGAACCCGCCGCTGAACCACCGGCTGAGCCGACCCCAGATGATGAGGGGACCTGGCAGCACAAATATAAAGTTTTGCAGGGTAAGTACAACGCAGAAGTGCCGCGACTTATCGGGCAAGCAAAGGAGAAGGACCAAATGCTCCGCGATATGCGTCAACAGCTGACGAATATGCAAACACAGATGGTCACATCGCTTAACCCAGGTGACGCTGCTCCTAACGGAAATTCTGGGGGGCCTGCACCGCTTCCTCAGCGCCTGGTTAAAGACGATGAAATACACCAGTTCGGTGCGGACCTACACGATTTCATAAAGCGGACGGCCAAAGAGGAAGTCCAGCCGGGGATCAGTAGTCTGGCTAAACTGGAGCAGCGGATCAGTGAGACGGAGGAGACCGCCAATAGGGCGGCTGCCGAAGCGGCTGGTAATGCGGCAGAGAAAGTATTAGCCATGCTGGATAAGAAGGTACCGCAGTGGGAAGCACAGAACCGCGACCCCGCCTTTCTTACCTGGCTCGACGAGGTGGACCCATTCGCGGGTGTAGCTCGTGGCGAACTTCTCTCGCAGGCGTATACAGCTCACGATGGACCCCGCGTCGTGGCGCTGTTCTTGGGCTTTCAGAACGAAAACGTCGCCCTTACTCCCCCATCTCCTGAGCCACCGGCTCCGGCAGCAGAGGAAACTCCTCCTACTCCGGAAGCACCTGGGCTTGAGAATTTGGTAGCACCTGGCACGCCAAAAGCCGGTGCTCAAGGAGGCGCTCCTAACGAAGCTGGAAAGCGGGTTTGGACCCAACCCCAGACCGAGGAACTCTACGGTAAGATCAACGAGTATACGAAGAAGGGCAAGGCGGTTCCTAAGAACCTGCGTACCCTGGAAGCGGATCTTATCCGGGCTCAGTCTGAGGGGAGGATACAGACGTAATCCCGTAAGGAGCAATCAATCATGGCATTTCCATTAGGAACCCCCTGGTCGGGCTCAGCCCCGACCCCTGCGTACTCCGGCGTATTTATTCCGGAAATCTGGAGCGGTAAGCTCGTAGAGAAGTTCTACGCGGCCACCGTACTCGGCGCTATTGCCAACACCGATTATGAAGGTGAGATCCGCAACCAGGGCGACCTGGTCAAGATCCGTACTCGGCCCACCATCACCATCACGAACTACTCAGCCAACATCGACCTGAGTGTTCAGCGTCCGTCGAGCAGCAACGTCGAGTTGCTTATCGACAAGGGTAAGTACTTCAACCTGGCGTTGGATGACGTGATGGAGATTCAGTCCGACATCGACCTCATGTCAACCTGGGCGGAAGATGCTTCCGAGCAGATGAAGATCGCGGTCGATACTGACGTACTCGGTAACCTCGGTCAGTACTCCAACACCGACATCAACTCCTCGAACCGAGGCGCGACTGCCGGTGCTATCTCCGGAGACATCAACCTGGGCGTCTACGGTACTCCGGTGTACGTGAACTCGGCAGCACAGGGTACCGGCGTTGGTAATAACAGCTCGAACGACCGAGCAATTATCGACTACATCACCGACTGTGGTCAGGTGCTCGACGAGCAGAACATCCCGGAGACGGGACGCTGGATGGTTATTCCAGCCTGGCTCGCGGCGCGGATCAAACGATCCGAGCTGAAGGACGCCTCGCTTGCCGGTGACGGTACGTCGATTCTGCGTAATGGTCGTCTCGGAATGATTGATCGGTTCACGCTCTACCTGTCGAACCTCCTGCTTCCCGCAGGCGGTTACGCGGATGAGTACCCGATCCTTTTCGGTACCAGCGCAGCGTTGACCTTCGCCAGTCAGTTCACGAAGATGGAGACGATTCGATCCGAGCGGTCGTTCTCGAATCTCCTGCGTGGATTGCAGGTTTACGGCTACAAAGTCGTGAACGGCGTAGCAATCGGTCGCGGCGTAGTCAGTAAGGGCTAATAGCCACTGTGGGGGCATCCTTCGGGGTGCCCCTGCGGTCACCCTTATGAGGAAGTTACTCACCGCAGCACTGCTGTTAGCCGTAGCAACTACGGTTAGCAGCTTTACGCTTGCCCCATTCAATATCCCCACGACTGCTACAGAGGGATATGAAATCGGCTGGATGACGTATGAGACAGATGCGTTAGAGGCCCCAGTACCCGAAAATAAACTCTATACCGACTCCGAAGCATCCTGGCCTACCGCCGCGTTTGACGGGATATTCTCCGATAAGATTATGGTGCGGACGCTCGCTGCCTCCGCAACTACGACAGGCGGAACTATCCAATCAACAGTCGAGCTAGGCGACGACTACTTCCTAGTCGGCATCTGGCACGACGACAGAGAAGTTAATAAGCCCGCTTGGTTAGCCACTGACGGGTATGTTGACTGCGGCCAAGATGCACTCATCGACGGATCAAACTCAGCAAGCCTATGGTGTACCGAGAAAACAGGTACGGTCGCCTTTAAGGGAAATTGTAAGGCGGGCGGGTGCGACAACATCGGCTCTGCTATGTACACCGCAGTGCTTATCCCCTACTGGCAAGCGGGAGATATAGCTCCCGGTCCTCCAGGCGACCCAGGCACAGTAGGTTTTACTACTTCCTCTGCACAGGAGACAGAGCAGGTTACAGGCTTTGTTTACGTTGAGCGGCAGGGTGGGACTTCCGGCCAGTGCGACATAGACATAGAGATAGTTACCGATACTTCTCCTGGCTCTACTCTCACTACGACTTCCCTTCAGTGGGCTGATACAGAGGCAGGGCAGAAAGCCGTACAGTTTACGGGTGCGGATGTAACGGGTAACGACATACTCACCCTCGGCCTAACGAACCCGATTGTCTGCGCAGAGGGTATCCAAGACACTATCGACATCACCATTATTGACGACGACATTACTCCATCTGCACAGACGCACTACGTAAATCCAGGTGTAACTTGTAACGATAGCTGGGACGGAGAGGCTAAGACTGACCAGGGTGGAGGCAACGGCCCCTGGTGTAGTTCAAGCAAAGGGTCGTCCGTACAGTCCGTCGGCGGTGGACACGTCGATATAGTTTTAGTCGGCCCGCATTCAGAACGTCGCGTAAGACACGACCCGATGACCTTCGGGTTTAGTGGCGATGACGCTGACCACATGATCCGGTACACCTGTGAAGACGGTGACTGGATAGTTCAGGGGCCGAGTTCTGGCAGCAACCTCCTCTACGGTCTGGACGACGGCGGCCACGACTACGTTGGCTGGATAAATGGTAGTGGATGCCAGATAAAAGTACATGGGGAATGTGTCCCAACGAAAGAAGGTGGCCCTACAGGGTGTAATGCCGACAAGATAGCCCTAATAAACGGCGACAATAATATCATTGAGGGTTTTAGCCAAAACACTAATGGCTGGGACGGCATAACTAATTTCGGACACATGAACATTATCCGCTGGGATATGGACGGCCACGGGAATCCCTGGTATGACCACCCCACTAACGGCTGCTGCGACGATTTTGGTAATGCTATAACACGTCCCGCAGTAAGGAATGACAAAGGGGTACTCCAATATCCTGATTTCCCCTGTCCAGGGGCTACCTGCGGAACGAGTAAGCAGTTACTGGAAAACTTCGATGTGCGGCGCGGCGGCCATGACATACTGCAAATATACGGCGGCCAAGGGATTGCTCGTGAGGGGTTTGCGAATAGTGACTGGGGAGGTGTCGCTACTTACTCCTCAACAATACCTGACGGTAGTCGTATATCGTCAATGACGAACGACACAAGGAACTATTTCTGGATCGGCCTCGCCCTTGTAACTAACGGGCTGAGTACCGGCCAGTCAGCCTCTGCTTCCTCTATGTATAAGCATGAGGGCGATAGCAACATACTTGCTCGTAGCTACATCATAGATTCGTTCGAGCGAGCGATTAAGTGCGCTACCGGGAGTCACCAGAAAGGCTGGGACGTAAAAACCGTAGACAGCATGATCCTTCATTCGGTGATCTACGACACGCAGAGTGCCGCCCTATGGTGTAGTGACCAGGATATTACTAAGGACTTTAGACCTCCCAGCGTTATTGGATCAATACTAGAATTCATCGCACAGGACCCTCACGACAGTTCTGAGCGTGACGATGTTATTTATTGGATGGACTGCTCCTCATCCAGCCCACATGATTTTAGGACCTGGGACCCAATATGGAAATTTGCCTATAACGTCGTATCGCAGGATGGCGAGGCTGCCCGCATAGCTATTGATACAACATGCGGGGGAGCAGGCGAACGATTACTAACGTGGTACCAAGACCCAGCTAACGGCTATGACACCTGGATACACGATAACCAGGTAGGGTCCGCTAATTTTGTT